AAAGATACTTAATATGTGGGTTGCAGCAGATTTTGTTGATGATGAAATAGAAAGTCTTGAAGCAATCAATGAAAAGAGGGATCAATGAAATATTTAGGAAGATTATTACTTTTATTAGCAATATTAATAATACCTCCTAAAATTTTATTTATTATTATAGGAGTATTAGCCTATACAATTTATAACTCATAAGGAGAACCAATGAGAATAGTAACAATTCTAGCATTATTTTTATTTCTAACGGGTTGTGGTTACACAATGAAGTTAGGTAAAAAATGTACACCAGGACATGACGAGTGGTCATATGTTTGGTTTGTAGAGAAGGATGGTAACAATGTCAGCAGAAAAAATTGTACCAAGTAAAGATTGGCGCGAAAGAAGAATCGCTGCCATTAATAGACAAACAAACAAATTTAATGGTATGAGATCTGTGGCCGAATACTATGCAGATGAACACCTACAAATTTGTCAAAGTAAATGCAAAACTAAAGCGGAGTATAAAATATGGACACGAGAAAATGGAAAAGTGTAGCTGTAGATATAGAAAACTATAAAATTATTACAGCTATGGGTGAGAAAGGTTTTAGAAGACCAGGGGCAATGATAGCAAAACTTGTTGACTCTGAACTTAAAACCATTGCTAAGAAAACAGGTAAATCAATTGATAAATTGAGAGCTGATCTACTTGTACAAGGAGGCCGTAAATTAAATGGACGATAGTAGTAATAGAACAACTAAGAACGAAAAGATAATAATTGAGATAAATGAGTCTACTAAAGGTAAGACCCACGCCATGGCAATAGAACTAGCGCTTACATTAAGCAAACAGTTAGAACCGTGGAAGAGGCATGTAAAGGGGCTCACAATAAAGAAAAACAATAAGATTTTCAAAAAAGTATCTTAATCAAGATATTGTGTGGCAGGTGTAAGAAAACACTTGATCTTGTGCCTGCCATTTGTTACAGATCATCTGTATTCCTCATAACCTAATGAAAAGTAGAGGTTTCAATCTACTTAGATTACCGAACAGCGAACAACCTTTTTTATTAACTTAAAAGGAGATTGTTTTGGCAGAAACGAAGCGAAAGCCATTAGAAGAAGTTTTAGATCAGGGTTTAAATAAGTTAGTGATGTCATGTCCTAATAAAAAAACCTATGATGAAATTACTTCAATAATGTTTCAGCTTTATAATGGTAATGATTACGGTATGGGGAACTTTAGCTTACAGTTTTTAAGTAAAATTGACCAAGCTTGGCGAAAAGGACGAAAACAAACTGCAAAAAAGTTGGGATTGTCTTTAGTTAAGAATGTGTAGCCACCAGTTTCCATATCCATATCATTGTCTTTCCAAAACTGGTGGTTATGCAGATGAGTTTATTTGATCATAGTCTAAGTGACGTAAATGAAATGAGTGGTATTGATCGAACTCATTTTATGAATGATATTTATTTAGATTGGCAAGCCTCCAAGAGTCTCCGACAAAAGAAAATGGAGACTTTTTATCTTGAGTTACTCAAACAACTTATTAAAGATTATGGGCACTAATATTGCGACAGAAATATTAAAAACTCATTTGAGATCTGAACATAGACTTTATCAAGCTATAGTTGTTCAAGCGTTTGAAGATTGTTTATATACTTTAGGTGGTAAGAATGAAGCTTATAATAAAAAAGAAGCTCATGAATGGTTTATGGCTAATGGTAAAGATTTTAGACAGATCTGTGATCTAGCTAATTTAGATCCCGATCATGTACACGGTAGGTACAAGTGGTGTTTAAACAATAAAGTGATTGTTTTTACAGAAATTCAATGTTATTGGATTGAGTATAAAAATGAATATAAGAAATATAGGGCCGTGGGCACTAAAGAAGAAAGAAAAACCATCAAAGAAAGAATTGACCAAATAAGGTTTAAACTTAAATTGAAGGATAAAAGAAAATGAAAATTAAAATTTTAAAAGCATTAGAAGATAAATACCATGCTAAAATTAGTGAGGCCGAGGCTACTTTAGAAATATACCTTACTAAATCTGTAGGAATTGGAGAACACCCGCAACATATAGATGAAGCTGATAAACTTGTTGATACGATAGCGCAGAATGAAGAGAAGTTAGGTGTTATACATAGACTAAAACAATGAAAGAATTAGTCATAGGTCTACTTATTTTAGTGAGTGGAGAAAAAATTGAGACAAGACATATTACTATTTACGAATCATGTTATACGTGGTATCAGAAGAACGTAGAAATGAAAGAGATAAAGACTACCTTTTTTAGCCGAAGATCTTATCATTTGTATGAAGGCCAACGAGTCGTTGGTTTTATTTGTAGTGATAAAGAACCTAAATGAGTATTAGAAAAAAAATTTGTGCTAAATTAAGATTAAACTGGATGAGAACCCTCTACATCGGTTTGGCCTGTTTGTGGTCTTTTTTAATTTATGTCCCCTTTAAATAAAATTAACATTGCAGCTGTAAATTGGGAAAGAACGAAAGATCCGAAATATAAGAAAGAGTGGTATATTTTAATTAAAAGGTGGTCTGAGTCTATCCGAAAAAAACCCAAGCAAATATTAGAGTACAAGTGGCCGCTGTTAAAATAAAAAAAGTAAAATCATCGAAATTCATAAGGTTAACTAAGATAGGGTAACATGTAATAACCTTTTCTAGGGGAAAAGATGTCGAGAGAGCATGCTACCCTATCGACCATAGTTATGTCATTGTTCCTCCGATCTGTCTACAGTATATATGGAAAACGGATAACGGACAACGAAAAAAGGGCGCTTCAGTCTCCCTCCACGCCCTAAAGATAACAAGAAATGATGTTATATAACGCTATAATTGTATAGTATTCGTTAATCTAAATCAACGAAGTAAAAAATCTACTATATAGATTATCTAGACCCCTATGCACTTTTTTTAATCACGGCCCTAAAGTGGTGTATCTGGTGTATCTGATGATTATAATTGTTGTATATCAACACTTATAATCGATTTTAAGGTGTATCCGTAGGTGTATCCGTGGTGTATCTGGATACACCACAATATCAATATTTCCTTGCGTAGTGCAAAAATGTTAGTTTGGGTAACCTAGTCGGGGGTTAAAATAATCTATATAATAGAATTTGCGGTGGGCGGCAAATCTCAAGACATTGCTGAAGATGATCTTGATAACGCCCGCCCCGTAAAATTATGGTAATAGCTAAAACAATTATAAAAGCAGCAATCAAGAGAGCTAAGAAAAAGGCCGCTGCAACTAAAGGCAGGAAGCTTACTAAAAGCTTGGATAAATACAATATTCATGCTGGTGGAGGTAAAGGCCCTGTACCTATTAAGAAACAATCATTACAAAAAAGCACATTAAGTGGTAGAACTTATTCTATAAGTACCAATAAACTAAGCGCTAAAACAATGCTTGATATAGGTGGTGGTTATGGAACTACATCTACAGCAAGGTTTCAAGATGCAGTTAAGGACTTGATTGGTTTAGATAAGCTAAGTATAAGAAAAGCATTCAAAAGAGGGAAAGGAAAAAAATAATGAAACAAAAAAAGTTATTACTAGGTGGACTTCTATCTGCAGGTATAAAATATGCTGCTAAAAAGTATATGAAACGAAGCGGCAGAAATATATCTAAATTAACTAAAATGCAGCCAAAACTCTCAAAAAACAAAAGAGCTGGTGCTAAACATGATATGGCAACCGCTATACAAATGCAAGGAACCAAAAGTTTTCTGAACCCTAAGGGCATGACAATGAAAGATGTAAATAAATTACAATCTTATAAAAATAGACTACCAAAGAATTACTAATGGCATTAAAAGCAAAAGCACTTAGAACTATAGATGATTTGACTCCCAAACAAAGAAAGTTTGTAGATATACTTGTAGCGAACTGGGGTGAAATCACAAAAGCCGAGGCCTGTAAAAGAGCTGGTTATGAAGCAAAGAATGATAAGAACTTTTCCGATATTGGAAGTAGACTAACTTTAAGACGACACAATCCACACGTAGTAAAATATATGGATCAACAGCTTGAAAAAGCTAAGGCCAAATATGAAAAGGATAGACTGCGTAGATACAAAAGATTAGAAAAATATGCTGACAATGCATTTGAAGATAAACAATATGCTTCAGCTATAAATGCTGAATATAGATCAGGACAATTAGCTGGTTTATATGTAGATAAAAAAGAAGTAAAAGTATCAGGATTGGAGGGTATGTCACGTGCAGAGCTTGAGAAGAAACTCACAGAGCTTTCAAACAAGATCGATGGTTTCAACGCCAAAACGATCGAAGTTGAGCCAGAGACAAAAAAATTATCTAGTAAGTCATAATTGGACTTCCTTCATTACTGTTTTTAACGAGGTGCATAACGCTGATCTCAACGTAAACTTAGGCAAAATTAATGTTAAGACGGAAGAAAAGTAAATACAAACAAGCTCTCGTAG